TTCTTTCCGGCAAGCTTGGCAGCTTCTTCAAAAACAGTTTTCACACCTGCGGCAGTTTCTTCTTTGCTGCGACCGGGTTTCATACTTTCACTGTAGGTCGCAGCCAAACTATCAGGTAACTCTATTCCAAACAACGCCTTCATTAAATCATAAATGCCACGCGAACCACCTTCGCCCTTAAGATTCTTCCACCCTTTTCCAATCTGCCCCATTTGTTTTGTGCCAAGAGCTTTGAGAGAAAGACTTCCAATACGTTTTAGTTTCTTATCATCTTTATAAACAAGAAGATCCACCTTGGTTCCTTTTTGATCGCTAACACCATCAGATACGATTCGCACCAAACTTGAGATGCCGTCCATCATTTCATCTGAAACAGTCTCTATAACATTTGCAGAATTAGCATATTTTGCGACTGCACCGTAAAGGTTAGGCTGCTTCTTTGGTTTATCTCCTTCTTTGTCGGGCGTCTTACCTCCCTGCAATCGAATACGCTGGGCTGGATTTATCAAACTAGAAAATGGACCTTGGTTTAGTGCAACTGTAAATTCTATTTCATCTTTAGTGCCATCTTTTCGAACGAGAGGAGATGACTTCCACACTTTTTTTACTTTTCCAGTTGCTTCTGAACCGTCTTTTTTCATAATGGGAATTGCGGCGGTGCCGCCTAATTGGTCAAGAACCTTTTCAACATCCTTTATAGTTATATTCGAATCTTCTTCTGAACCTTTTAAATAACGAGCGACCAATGCTGCACCTAAAAGCCCTTCGGCAACATCGCCGCGATTTTCTATTTTAGGAATAAATTCTTCTGCTTCTTTTAAATACTTTCGCCAAGTTTCCATCAATAATTTCATTTCAATACCTCATCCAGTTTTAAGCCCGCGCAATCAATCTTTCGTTTTGTAATATGATAATGACTCACAACACCTTTAAAAGTTGCGTCCTGCACTTTACTATAAGTAGTTTCAATTAGCTTGTTATTCTCCATCGGCGCAACCAAAGGAATATCATATGTTTTGTTTAGTGCTTCGGCTAAAGCTTTGAAGGCTTCTATTTGAACATCATAAAATCCCAGAAAGCCTTTCAGTTTTTTCCCATGAACTTTTATGCCCTGCAACATCGGTCTTCGACCAAAACCTTTTCTTCTATAAATCTCTTGGTACTTTGGGTAGTACGCATTGGAAATCTCAACGCCGATACTTTTATTATTTACTTTTCTATTGCCTGCGTGCCAACCAATATCATTACAATCCATAATCTGATAAATTGTTCCATCGTTATCAATAAGAAAATGCACAGACAATCCACGCTTCTCCAAAATCTTAAAACAAGATTTGGAACTTAAGCAAACATCCCAGTGCGCAACAAACATTGTTGGCTTTCGACGTGACTTGTGTTTTTTAAAGTTCTTGTCCGAAATTTGTAAACCATCAGCTTCTTTAAAGAGTATAACTTTTTTCCAATTAATTCCCACATATTTACCATTACATAAAATCGAAGACTTCGTATCTTTACGATGTTCATTTTCAAATTCTTTTAAGATACTTGTAAGAGCTTCTTTTTCAGTTGCACGCCTGCGAATGGTAGGAACATCCACAATACCGGATTCTTCTATTCCATAAGATTTTTGAAATTTGGAAATTTTATCTGCGAGTTTTTTTGAATAACCATCCTCACCAAACCACGTTGGGGCCCACTTCAAAAGTTTTGAGCTTTTCTTGTTGAGGAAGAATGACTTTATTACATTCCATATTATTTTAAATAATTTCATCTACAATACCCCACTTTAACGCTTGCTCGGCATCAAAGTAAGTATCTGTCTTGCGACGAAAAATACTCTTGAGTTCTTTCCGGTCAAGGTTGGATTCTTGTGCAATTGCTTTAATAAATTGCTCCTGATACCAACGAACTTCGCGAATATCAGTTTCCAATTCTTTAAGAGAACCAAAATGACCACCTTGGACAGAGTGCATCATTAACCTACAATGTTTTCCAACCTTGCGATTTCCTTTTGTACCGGCAGCTAACAGTAATATCCCGGCTGACATAACTTTTCCAAGTCCAATAGTATTCACCTCGCAATCTTGTTGAACATTTCTCATACAATCATAAACAGCAAACATATCTTGAACATTTCCACCTTCTGTAGAAATCAAAACATCAATGGGTTCGTAAAAAACTTCAGCTTCTTCTTCGTTTTCAGCTTCATTTTCGTGGCGACCAGTTTCCTTCATTATGTGCAATAAAGTGACACACTCCTTAGCGTGTTCTTCATTAATTTCTCCATAAATAGTTATAGTTCTGAGTGCTGGTTCGTTTGAAAGGTCTGGAAACAATATCGTATTATTTGTTTCGGAATTTTCTGAATTATTTTCGCTTTCGTCGGCTGACGCCATCTTTAACCTCTATAGTTCTGATTTTTCCATTGTACCACTCTAACTCTACAATTCCTGCAACATATTGACCAATCATTCTTCTTATACGTTCCCATTGATTCGCTGACATATTTTTATTTTGTATTTGAATAAATGCCCATCGAACCACAGAATTAATAACAAACGCTTTCGGGGCAGAAATTATATCTTCACCAAAACTAACAAGATCATTATCTCGCAAATATCCCCACACAAACTCTTTTTGCTTTGCATCAAGCTCCTCATTTAATATATTATTGTGGTTCTCCATCTTTTTTCAACTTCTCTTCTTTATAAATATCGGTCAAGCTATTCATAGCACTTTGCCAATCTGTTATTTCCAACTGCCATTTATAATCAGGGGGATAATTCTCAACAAAGACTTTCATAGTTTCCTTCTTCCATTTATCAAATTCGTAATCTAGTTCATTACTTTTAAGTTTGGCGTTTTCTTTCCCTTTGGACATTTGAATTGCCTCTCTATAAATCTGGTCCAAAAAGGCAACCTTATAAACTGTAGTGCCTAAAAGTTTTAATGCTTGTATGGAAACTTTTTCTACCAGAATTGCAGTCGCGGTCCAAGCGGCCTTAAAAGACAAGAACCCCTTTAAGAGATAGCCTACAAAAAAGCCTGCAATTAATAATATGAGATTAGCATCTTCCATCAATAGTAATTATACACAACTATCGAATAAAAGTAAATGCTTTTATAAAAAGAAAAATAAAATCACAGCTAATGTAAAGAATATACCAAGATGAAAGCCAACCGAAAGGATGGTCAACATTTCACCTCTTTTCATTTGAAATAATTATTTCTTGCGTCGTCGGGGCGGTCGGCGCGTAGAAGTTTTTTGAATGCGTTCAAAAATATTATCAACAAGACGGTCCACAGTTTGTGCTTGTTTTCGTTTTTGTTTTTCAGTTACAATGCGTTTCATAACACGTTTATAAAGTGTTTCCTTGAGCGCGTTGGGAGAGTCGTCAACAAGTTCAATACCAAGAGATGACAATTTTTCCTCAAGTTCCTCAAGTTCCTCACCGCCTTCAATTTCTTCTTCGCCAACTTCAACTTCTTCTTCGCCAGCTTCAACTTCCGCTGCGCCTTCTACTGCGCCGCTAGCTTCAAGTGATGCAGCCAAATCAACAATCGCTTGGGCTGCTTCAGGAGTAATTTCTGCTTCACCTTCGACGGGTGCTTCTGCTTCAAGTTCAGCACCTTCTTCGTCGGCTACTTCATCTTCAGCACCAAGTTCATCTTCGAGTGCTTCTTCTTCATCGTCTTCTTCTTTTAGACGTTTACCATAAGCATGTTCTGCTTCGGGCACACCGCCGGGTTCTCCCCCATAAGAATCGCGGTCGTTCTTCTCATTAAAAAAGTTCTCACTCAAAGAGGGAATGTCAGCTAGCTTCATAAATCTGCGCACTGCACTCTCATTTAATAGGGATTTTTGGGGCTTCTTTTTTCGGGCCATTTGCGATTATCTCCTTAGCGTAATGAATCGGTACTGATATAAATAGTATCAACTACAACAAAAAGACCATTTATAGTATGTTTAGTTTTTTGAAAATTTTGCTGACCTTTACTATTGATTTATTTTCAATTTGTTTTATACGGGAGGGCGTGAGGCCCAGTCTATCCCCAACCTTTTTTAAAGTCATTTCGCCTTCTTTCTGGACTGCGGTTTCCGTACAATTGAAGTCCTCTGGGTAATCTATCCAAAGTCTACAATCTCTAACTTGGCATTCTTTCTTTTTAATTCGACATTCTGTATAACATTTCATAAATCAGGGTGCTCCTTTTCTAGAATGTCGAAAATATTTTCTACTTCATCATCCTCCAACGCAAATTGTCGTGAAGTAATCGACGCTTCTTGCAAATTTTTCTTTACCTTTTTAATTTGTGGCTTACTTTGAGAGCCAAGCGAAGATTTTAATTCTGATATAAAATTCATAAAAGTATTGTCCTTGTTCAAATAAGCACTCAAAACTCCACGAAAAAACGCAGCCTGAGTTAAACTATCATATTGTAATTGAACTTTAAATTTTGCCTTATCATTTTCCGACATTGAGAAAATTACTTTTTTGGTTTTCTCTGTCATAACTTATTCAATTCTCCTTTTTTGTGAGCGTTCACATTCTTTTTATTATACTCAACATGATGTAAATTCCATTTAGGCATCGTAGCCAATCCAACATATTTTTTTCGTGCCACCATTTCTTTCCATTCCAAGTCGCCATTCTTTTCTTTAGGATAAACGCCTTTGCCTCTTTGCCATTCGGTTTTTGAGTTCGTCAAAAGAATTTTTTTTGCTCTCTTGTTGAGTGGATAAATATATCTAAACATTTTTCCTTTTATTTTTCTAAGACCAATGGTTTTCATAAACTCAGGAGTGAACCAAAATACTTGGGGCTTTGTTTTCGGAAAATCCCGATTCCCTACGAGTGCCAATATCATCCCAACACAGGCTTTGATGTCCCACTTTTCTTTGAATTGTTTATCAAATCCTTCGGAGTTCTCATCATAATGATACTTCCAGTTATCCTTACAAAGCTGCCGAGTTGTTCTAGGGTGAATTTTTTCACCACAAGAAGTAATATAAATATCAGTCCAAAATGGCCGCCCATAATAAAAATTTGCTGCTTGATATACATAACCACACTTGCCCATAATACCATCGGCAAGCGTGTATAGAAACAAAACTTCAGGTCTGTTCTTCTTGATCCACTTAATAAGTTGAGAAATCATTTGAGTCTCAGAATTTTTGGGTTCTGAATCTAGCATACACATTTTACCTATTTCCAAATAATGGCTTGAGTTCATATCCTCATTTATTATTTTTTGAATTGTATGTAACGGTCTAGTACCCCAGCCCAGTGTGACTACACCAACCATTTCTTCAGATTTGAAAACACCAAGCCAGTGTTTTGTAAGCTTTGGCATAACCGGACTATAATGATTTTCTTGAACTAATTCAGTAGCCTCAAATCTGGTTACTTCTTTGATTTCATATTTCGGTGGCATTTTCTTTTTCTGTTTCCTCTACTAGCTTTTTGGCTGAATTCCAACATTCAGGACAATACAACCTTACTATTTCTGTGTCACTTCGAACAACAACACTCCAAGTCATAACCATTTCTTTATTCTTCTTATCAAAATCTTTTTGACAAGCTAAACAATGGTCGGGTAATTTATTAAAAAGACCAACTTTCTTTTGAAGTTCTTTTTTGGCTTCTTTTTCTTTTTCGCGCCTAATCTTTTTTGATAAACTACTCAAATTTCTTTCCTATCTAAAATGTGTGTAGAACTTTCCTTACAACTAGCATTTGTTTGTTGTATAAATTTACCACGTTCTTGAAGCTGTGTCAAGTCTTTTGCACCACTATATGAAAACCCAGAACGTATTCCAATTTCTAAATCATCCAGAACATTAACCACGCTACCTTTATACGGAATGTAAGTTGAAACCCCCTCTTGAGAAGAAGTTGTTCCTTTCCAATCGCGTTGAGCCTCTTTCGACGCCATTCCTCTATAAATTTTCATCCTTTTCGAAGACATACCAATAGCTGTCGCAGGAGTAGGAATAATATCCCCTGGTGATTCTTTTGTGCCTGCCAACAAAGAACCCAACATTACAAAGTCAGCGCCCGCAGCTAAAGCTTTAACAATGTCGCCAGAATTCTTGATTCCACCGTCCGCAATAAGCTTTACTCCCGTTTGGTTTGCGGAAACAGAACAATCTAATATCGATTGAAACGTAGGTATTCCATGTCCTGTCTGTATTCGAGTAGAACAAATGCTACCACCCCCAATTCCAACCTTAATGCTATCAGCACCCCACGATGCTAAATCCAAAAACGCTTTATTAGTAGCAACATTCCCAGCACATATATGGATATGAGAAGGCAACTTATTTTTTAAATTTTTAAGGGCAAGTTTCACAAGAACATGATGCCCGTGCGCTACGTCAATGCAAATAACTTTGACACTCGCGGAACATAATTCTTGAGCACGTTCTAAATAATCTCCCTTAACTCCAATAGCAGCGCCAACTTGTATTAAACCTGGGAAAGATCTTTTCACCAAAACACATTGTTCTTCAATAGAATTATACCGATGAATGATGCCAAAGCCACCGCTCTCTTTTCTAATAGCAATAGCCATTGAGGTTTCGGTGACGGTATCCATTGGTGCAGAAATAATTGGTAAATCCAATACAACATCATCGGACAACTTATTACTAAGAGAAATCTTGTTCCTGCTTATAATTTCGCTATATTGAGGTTGAAGTAGAACATCATCAAAGCATAACCCCTCTTTCATTTTATTCTCCTGTGGAACCTAGACTTCCATCGCCTCGCTCAGAAATAGTGATTGGATACCACGAATAAAGGTCGCCTTGTGTTTCTACGGCTCTAAAATGAACAACTGGGACCAATACTGCTTGTGCAATTTTAGTTTCCGGTTCAATTATTTGTCCTTGGTCGCCAATATTGTGAAGATTAACAAAAACCTCACCATCATAGCCGCTATCAACTACACACGCTCCGACCACCAATGAACGTTTAGCTGCCATGCCGCTTCGATTTTTTATCTCTAGCATATATCCGTGCGGGATACCAAATTTATATCCAGTTGGCAAGAGAACACTTTGACCTCTCTCAATTAATATGCTATCCAATTTTGAACTTGGTAAAAAACCTTCTGGCTCTGGATTGAAAAATAAATCCAATCCTGCATCGCTTGGGTTTGCTCGCTCTGGTGGGCGAGCACTTTTTCTAACTCTTTTGTATTCAATAATCATATGATTTTCCTTTATAATTTGGGTTTTTAAAACTAAGCCATTCATAACAGCTTCCATCATTCTTTTTTTGTTGGTAGTGCATGGCTTTCCAACCCAACTCTTGATAACCCCACAAAATAGAGCCATCTTCTCTCAAAATTTTTTTCCATTCCGGCTTGATTTCAATTTTTATTTCGGATGCCGAACGCTTCCTCAATTCTTTATTAATAATTTTTATCAGGTCGTCTTTATTAATATCGGTTTCTTCAGGATAAACCAAGTCTTCTATGAAAACTTCATAATCGTCCATCAAAACCACCGTTCGCACATAAAAACTAAAACCCAACCACCTGACAGTGCATCTTTTACAATATCAAATTCTTTAACTCTCTTGTGTTGTCTTCCCAATTGATTCCCATAAAAAGCTGCACGTTCAATTAAATATTCCGAGATAGTGTCTGCGGCTTCGAGTTCAACTTCATCTGAACCAATAATTAATTTATACATTTCTAATGTTACTTCGTCGTTACTCATTTGTTCATCCTACTAATTTAAAATTCCATTTAATAGACCGAGTTGAAAATCCCCATTGCTGGTCATACTCTAGTTTACTAACATAAGGTCGGTTCAAATGCACCTTGTCAGTATTCTTGACATTCCAACATTTGATATTAGTTGTTTGACAAGTATCATCAATCGCATTTATAATCCAGAACAATTTTCCATTTCGAGTTTTCTTAGGAATAATTTCTCTTGGAATAAACCAACAAATTTTTAATTCTTCATCAAATTGCGCCAACGGAGGTACACAATTGATTTCAATTCTCTCTCTAACTTTCTTGTCCAAGACAAGTTCAAAAGGAAAAATCCCCGTGAGAGAAACAATATTTTCAATCCGTTCTTCTTCGGTAAAATCAGGCTCACCGCCATAATTTACGATATTTTCTTCGAGCTTCTTTTTGTTTTTTGGGCGGTCCTTCGCTATTGATAGCCAAAAATGTTTACAATGTTTAAATCGAGAATCAGAAATAGGGTCACATGCCCCAGATCTCACTAAAACATCCAACGCCTTTTTATTTAATTTAGAGTAGCTAATGTCTTCAT